CTCGATCGGCACGCCGGCGACCGCGGTCACCACCGGCACGCTCACCGGTGGCGCCGGAAACCAGACCGTCGTGTGCGGTATCCAGCTACAGCCCGGGCGCCCGTGGATCCGAGCTCGGGTCACGCGGGCATCGGGCACCACCGACACGCACGTGGTGCGCGCGGTGCTGCTCGCCATCCCGCACGGCATCTAACAGGGTGGTCGGCCGTGGCCTGGAAGCCCGACTACATCACGTCGGCCGAGCTGAAAAGCGAGCTGCACATGGACGTCGGCGACGTCGCCGACGACGCGCAGATCGCTCGATGGGTCACGTCCGCATCCCGCACCGTTGACGACTGGGCCCACCGGCAGTTCGGCCAGGAGGCCGCGCCGGTGGCCCGGACGTACGAAGCCGAGTACGACCGGCACCAGGCCGCGTGGATCGTGGACGTCGACGACATCGGCACCCTCACCGGGCTGTCGATCGCCGTCGACGGCCAGGCCGCCCTGCTCGGTGCCGAGTACACTCTGCTGCCGCGTAACGCCCTGCTCGACGGCATGGTCTACGAGCAGATCAAGATCGGCGGGGGGACGTCGACGTGGGGCACGGTGGCGCCCTGGGCGTCGACCAGCTCGGCCGCCCGGGTGGTCGAGGTGACCGCCCGTTTCGGGTGGCCGGCTGTGCCCGTGCCGATCAAGCAGGCCACGCTCATGCAGGCGCTGCGCCTGGAAGCGCGCAGGTCGAGCCCGTTCGGGATCGCGGGCTCGCCGCAGCAGGGCAGCGAGCTGCGCCTGCTGGAGAAGCTGGACGTCGACGCGGCCATGGTCGCCAAGGCCTATCGGCGCGACTGGTGGGCGTCATGAACCTGGACGACGTCGCCGGAGAGGTCCAGGACGCCCTGAAGAGCATCGGCGGCCTGCGCGTGCCCGAGTGGGGGGTGGACCGCGTTGTGCCGCCCACGGCCATCGTGACCCTGCCGGAGCGCATCGAATACGACCACACGAAGATGCGCGGGTTCGACCGGTACGTGGACCTGCAGGTGATCATCCTGCTTGCCCGCGGCAACACCCGCACGACGCGCGCCGAGCTGGCCGAGTTCGTGGCCGGCTCGGGCCCGCGGTCGGTGAAGGCGGTGCTCGACGGCTGGACGTACACCAGCCTGGACACGATGCGCGTGATCAGCGCTGAGCCGCAGGTGGTCACCTTCGCCGACGTGCCGTACGAGGCGATGATCTTTCACACGGATATCACAGGAAGGGGAGCGGCAGCGTGAGCAGCGCACACGGCAAGGATGAAGTCTGGACCATCGACGGCGACGACATTTCGTACGCCACCAAGACGTCGACGTGGGAGCGTAACCCGGACATCCACGACATCACCGGGTACGGCAAGCAGAACAAGGTCAAGCGCGGCGGCCTGAAAGACGGCACGTTCACGTGCGGCGGCTGGTACGACACCGGCGCCACCGGGCCCCGCGCGGTGCTGGAACCGCTGGAGGCCACCACCGTCACGCTGATCCACAAGCCGGAGGGCACGGGGACCGGCAAGCCTCAGCGATCGGTTTCGGTCGTGGTCGGCAAGTACTCCGAGACGGGCCCGGTGGACGACATCGTGCAGTGGACGTGCGATTTCGCCATGTCCGACACCGTCACCAACACGACTCAAAGCTAGGCACCAGGGGGAATCTGTGAGCATCGACAAGAAAGCGTTCCTGGCGCAGCGGCTGCCGCATGACACGGTGGCCACCAACGCCGGCGACGTGCGCGTGCGTGGCCTGAATCGGCCAGAGTCCATGGAGTGTCAGGGTCTGCAGGCGGCCGAGCTGGAAAAGGCCCTGATGCTCCGCGGCCTGGTCGACCCGGTCTTGACCGCGGAAGAGATCGACGCCTGGTACGAGAACGCGCCCGGGGGCGAAGCCGTGGCGATCGCGGGAAGGATCGCCGAGCTGTCCGGCATGACGCCCGAGACGCAGAAGGCGGCCACCAAAAGCGTTCGTGGAGGCCGGCGAGCTGGCGTTTGAGTTCTTCCTGGCCGACCGGCTCGGCCGCACGGTGGCCGAGCTGCGCGAGTCGATCAGCCAACTCGAGTTCATGCAGTGGGCCCGGCACCACGCGGTGAAGGCCCAATCGCGCCAGATCGCCGAAATGGCCGCGGCGGCCAAGATGCGGAGGTGAGCCGTGCCGGGTGACCCGATCAAGGTCACGGGGCTGCGCGAGTTCCAGCGGGCCCTGAAGGGTGCCGATGCGGCGCTGCCCAAGCGCCTGCGCGTCGTGCTGAACGACGCGGCCACGATCGTGATCAACTGGGCGACCGCGCGCATGCCCCGGGTGACCGGTAGGGCGATCGCGTCCGTGAAGGCGCGCAGCAGCCAGCGAGAGAGCCGTGTGGCGATCGGCGGCACCCGGGCCCCGTACGTGCCGTGGCTCGACTTCGGAGGCTCTACGGGGCCGAATAAGAGCGTCCACCGGCCGTTCCTGGGCGACGGCCGGTACCTGTACCCGGGGCTGCGCGCCAATCACGATGAGGTCACCAAGATCATGGAGGCCGGGCTGCTGCAGCTCGGCGCGGAAGCTGGGCTGGAGGTGACCGAGAGTGGCTAACCAGGTTCTGCTGACGTTCGCCGGCGACACCCGATCGCTCGATCAGGCGTTTGCGCAGGCAGACGCGGCGGCTGAGGCCTTCGGCGAGAGCGCCAACCGCGCGTCCATGCGTATGGCTGAGGGGTTCGACTACGCGTCGAGCCAGAGCAGCCTGCTCTCCGGTGGCATCGGCGACGTCGGCGGCGCGCTCACGACGGCCTTCGGCGAGAACACGGCGATCGGCGAGTTCGGCGCCAAGATGGAGGAAGCGTCCGCCATCGTGACGGGCTTCACCGGCATCATGGACCTGGGCATTTTCGCCACGAACAACCTGAAGCTGGCCAGCGCGGCGCAGGCCGTCCAGACCGGCGTCACGTCCGCGGCCACCAAGGCCGCCGCGGCGGCGCAGTGGGTCATGAACACCGCCCTGCTCGCGTCGCCGATCACGTGGATCGTGCTCGCCATCGTGGCCCTGATCGCGGTGATCGTGCTGATCGCCACGAAGACGGACTGGTTCTCGCGCGCCTGGCGGGCGAGCTGGAAGTGGATCAAGGACGCGGCGTCCAACACCTGGGATTTCCTGAAGAAGATCCCGGGCTGGATCGGCACCGCGTTCGCCAAGGTCGCCGACTTCATCAGCCGCCCCTACAAGGCCGCGTTCAACCTGATCGCCCGGGCCTGGAACAACACGATTGGCCGGCTGTCGTTCACCATCCCCTCGTGGGTGCCAGGCATCGGCGGCAACTCGATCAGCGTTCCGAACCTGCCCACGTTCCACTCGGGCGGCATCGTGCCAGGCATGCCAGGCCAGGCCGTACCGATCATGGCCATGGCCGGCGAGCGCGTCGACGCCACGGGCAGCTCGGGCGGCGGCGGCACGGTCCGGCTCGGCAGCGACGGCAGCCGCCTGGGCGACGTGCTCATGGACCTGATCGCCGCGGCGGTACGTGAGTCGGGCGGCAACCCCGGGCTGCTGGGGCTGCGCTGATGGTGGGCCCGAGCAACCACGCGCTCACCGCGTCGATCTTCTACGGCGGCAGCTATCACCAGGTCCAGGGGGAGATCCACGAAGAGACGGGGGTCTCGGTTGAACGAGGGTTCACCTCGGAAGGCCAGATCAAACCGGCGAAGATGACCTGGCGTTTCATCAGCGACGACGACGAGTTCCGGGTGACCAACCCCCTGTCGCCGCTGTACGGGCTGGTGGGGCTCAACATGCGCTGCGCGGTCGCGGCCGACCTGGTGCTGCAGTTCATCGGCGAGGCGTCCAGCTACAAGCCCGGGCAGACGAAGGAGTTCGACGTGGGCCCCCCGATGCTCGGGTGGCGGTGGGTCGACCTTCAGCGTCGGGGGTGCTGCGCCGCGTCGGGCAGTGGACCGACGCGCTGCGCTCGCCGATGTATCGCGCCGTCGAGCAGTACGGGCGCAACGGCACCAACCCGGTCTTGCGCGGCCTGTGGGCCCTGGACGACAAGAAGCGCGCGACCAAGCTGGCCAACGGCGACCCGAACGGCCAGCCAGGCTACTTCTCGGGTGCGACATTGGAGGCCGGCGACGGGCCCCCGGGCTCGCCCGTGTGCATCGAGAGCACCGCGACGTCGCAGATGGGCGGCACGTTCCGCGGCGCATCGGCGACGGTGGGCTGGCAGTTCTCGTGGTCGACGTGGGCGCCGGCGATTCCGAGCTCCACGTCGCGCGAGGTGATCCAGTGGAAGACCAGCAACGGCAACCTGTGGCGCATCAATGTCAGCGATACGGTCTACACGCTGAACGTCAGCGACGCGTCCGGTAGCTCGCTGATCAGCCAGAACATCCTGTTCGGCTCGGGCGCCGAGCCCAACCAGTGGATCACGTTCCGGCTGAAGGTCAGCCCCAACGGCGCCAACAGCGACGTCGAGTTCGCATGGTTCCCGGTGGGTGCCGCGGTCACGTACGGCATCACGAACAGCCACACGGGCATCCCGGGCTCGCTGGTGCGCTGGTCGCAGTACGGCAACGCGACCACGGACGGCTGGAAGTACTCGATGGTGTTCGGCCTGTACGGCGTGGCCGAGAACCTGCTGTCGGCGCCGGCGCTGGCCGCGTTTGAGGGGTACCTGGGCGAGCGCGCCGGCGCCCGATTCCGGCGTCTGTGCGACGAGGAAGGCCTCTCCCACACGGAGGTCGGCGGGTACGCGGACACGCAGCTGATGGGCGTGCAGCCGCTGGTGACGTTCGCCGAGCACCTGCAGGAGATCGCCGACACGGACGACGCGCTGATCTACGACACCCGCACGTCGGTGGGGATCACGATGCGCACCCGCATCGCCAGGCAGCGGCAGACGCCCGTGCTGGAGCTGGTGTACCCGGACGACATCGCCGACCCGTTCCAGGAGAACAACGACGACCTGGGCGTGGCCAACCGGGTGATCGTGAGCCAGCGCGACGGCGGCGACGCCACGGCCGAGTTGACCACGGGAGCGCTCTCCGTCCAGAACCCCCCGAACGGCATCAGCCCGTACAAGCGCCAGGTCGACGTCAACGTGGCGCAGGAAGGCGACCTGGCGCGCCTGGCCGGCTGGTGGCTGGCGCGCTCGACGGTGGGCGGGCCCCGGTACGAGTCGGTGACCATCGACATGGAGGCGGCCAGCGCGCCCCTGATCGCCGCGGTGAACGCCGTCGACATCGGCGACCTGATCACGATCACCGGGTACGCGGCCGAGCCGATCCGGCTGTTCGCTATCGGCGTAATCGACAAGATCCACCAGACAAGACGCCTGGTCACGTTCATCTGCTCGCC